GAAAATATTAAGGGTTGTTGGCACTTCCATAATACCACAGTTTGCTAAGTTGTCAAGTAAAACTTAGTTTTTGTTGATTGCGGAGAGGAGGAACAGGCGAAAAGAAAAACACCCGCAGTCCGTTTGCGGGCGTTTTCCTCCCAGATTTGTTACCAGAGTGCGCTGCACAGACTGTTCACCGGCAATCCTTAGCCGATGGCCAAGCCGTCATTCTTGCGGCTCGGAAATGCCAGTCTGACGAAAAACGGACTTCCGTTTCTGTGACGCACCGCTCACTTTGGCAGTTCTGGGGCAGCCTGACCCTATCGCATTGCGCCGGTACTTCGGTCTGGAACGGGCAAAGTCAAAAGGTTGGTCAAAAAGTCCACCTCCTTAAATTTGCCGCAAGGGCTAAAGGCAGTATAACAAATTCCCCCGCCGCAGTCAACGAAAACTAAGTAAATGCAAACTGGAGGTGAAAGAATGAGTTTTCGCAGCGCTCGATTGGCCGCTGGTCTGAGTGTCAAGCAGGTAATCGAGAAACTAAAGGTGACGGATGCGGCGGTTTACATGTGGGAGACCGGCACGCAGGCACCGAGAGCCAGCCGCTTGCCGGAGATCGCCGAGCTGTACGGCTGCACGGTGGACGAGCTGTTGAAGAAGGAGGATGACAAATGATCGAAACCATGACGCTGCACCAGGCATCGAAGTATCTTAGAGATAAAGGCTTGAGCCTTTGTTCTGACACTCTGGCCGACGGCCTGGAGCAGGGCGTGTACCCCTTCGGCGTGTGCATCCGCACCGATCGCAGCCGGGTATTTCAGATTTTCAAAAAGAAGCTGGATGCGTGGATTGAGGAGAGAGAGGAGTAAACATGACCAACCAAGAATACAGGGCGCTGGAGGATGCTTTTCTGGCACGGCACGATGCGCTGTGCGAAGAGAAGAGCCCGCTGGAGTGCGATTGTCCGGCCTGCCCCTGCAAGGGTATGTGCGACACGCTGTGCGCTGCGGAGGTGAATTGATGGACGGGTACACATTGACTTTGGTCATCATCGGAGCCGCAACGGTGAGTTATTGGTTTGTTCGGCTGGTGGACAAGCTGGATAGACCCGGCAAATAGTAAATTGGGAGGAAATCGAGATGAAAGCGTGCAAGGGATTTGATAAAAATTTGAGGTGCCGAGGCTTCCAGTATGAGGTCGGCGGCGAGTACACGGAGGAAACCGCAGAGCTGTGCAATCGCGGACCCCACGCCTGCGAGAACCCGCTGGACACGCTACGCTACTATAGACCTGGCGATAGCCGGTACTGCGAGGTGGAGATTGAGGACAACGGACAGCGTAGCAGCTATGACAGCAAGGTTTGCGGCAAGCATATCAAGATCGGTGCAGAAATCGGGCTAAAAGGCGTTATCAACGCCGGTGTGCGGTTTGTGTTTGACAAGTGCGAGAGCGCAACCGAGGAAAACGCATCCGGTTGGAGGGGCAACGCCGACGCATCGGGTGATAGTGGCAACGCCGCCGCATCCGGTTGGAGTGGCAACGCCGCCGCATCCGGTTGGAGGGGCAACGCCGCCGCATCGGGTGAGAGGGGCAACGCCGCCGCATCGGGTGAGAGGGGCAACGCCGCCGCATCGGGTGAGAGGGGCAACGCCGCCGCATCCGGTAATCTGGGCAACGCCGACGCATCGGGTGATAGTGGCAACGCCGCCGCATCCGGTTGGAGTGGCACGGCTGTCGTAACCGGCTTCGCTGGGAGAGCGACCGCATTGGGCGAACAGTGCCTTGCTGTGGCATGGGGCGAAGATAGCCTTGCAAGAGGCACTGTGGGCAACTGGATTGTCGTTTCTGAGCGTGACGATGATGGCAACATCATTGATGTCAAAATTGCAAAGGTGGACGGCGATACCGTCAAGGCGGACACATGGTACAAACTGGTGAACGGCGAGATCATGGAGGCTTAGTAATGTATTTGTGTGATTATTGTGGGGCGGCGTTCCAGTCGTTGGATTACATCGAGGAAAAGTCCGATGAGTGCGGAAACAGCATAATTTATGTCTGCCCAGAGTGCGGAGAGGAGATTATCCCCGGAGAAGCGGATGAATGCCCGGTTTGCCACGGCTGGAAGCCGATGAAGTCTGCTATGTGCCACAAGTGCGAGCTGGAAACAATCGGAAATTTCAAGCTGGCTATACGGAAGTTCTCCGATGTGCAGCTTGATTATATTTCCGAGCTGACGGAGGGTGAGTATCTCTCGGAGTTTTTGCATAAGGGGGGCTTGGGATGATAAACGGCGTCCTCCGGTACATAAAAGCTACAGTGGAAATCCCATTCCCAGAGGGGAAAATGTGCTGTAACCTCTGCCCACTTTTGGAGACGTATTCGCGAAATCAATGCCGCCGCACGGGGGAGTATTTGCTGGACACACGAATCGTCGGGGCATATTGCCCGCTACAAGTTGTTGATGAGGAGAAAACCGAATGATGAATATCTACGAGAAAATCGCTGCAATCATGCAGGATGTCCAGTATTTGGCAAAGGACGATCATGTAGAGTTTGGCAGCACCAAATACAAGGCACTGAGCGAGGAGAAAGTAACCTCCATCATGCGTGCGGAACTGCTGAAACACAAACTGGTTGTATACCCCATCGCACAGACAGCCGGGAGAACTGGGAACATTACCCACGTGGATGTCATCTACCGCATGGTCAACGTGGAAAACCCGGAGGAATACATCGAGATTGCATCCTGCGGAGATGGCGCAGACACACAAGACAAGGGCAGCGGCAAGGCCATGACCTATGCGTTTAAGTATATGTGGCTGCGGACCTTTGCGCTTCCCACCGGCGAGGACCCGGACAAAATTTCCTCCGCCGAGCTGGACGAGAAGGAGCGGAACGCCGCTCCGGTGTGTGAGCGATGTGGAGCTGACATTGTGTCCGTCAAGAAGCGCAACGGCGAAATGTGGACGGTAAAGGACATGGTTAAGTACTCCAAGGGCCGCTACGGAGCGCAGATGTGCGCCGACTGCATGAAGGCCGCGAAGAAGGAGCAGGGCAATGTTGCAGGCTGATGTGACCGCCGCACGGTGGCAGCAGGACAGCGATGGGGCGTGGCTGTGCCTCCGGGTACAGTCCCCCGCCTCTGCAATGACCATCTGTGACGAGATGAAGCCGGACAAGCAGTATGTGGTGCAGATCAAGCGCAAGGGCAGGAGCCTTGACGCAAACGCTTATGCGTGGGTTTTACTGGATAAACTGGCGGCACACTATGGGATTCCGAGGAATGATGTGTACCGGGAAGAAATCAGGATCATCGGTGGTGTGAGCGATGTCGTGTGCATGGTATCAAAGGCGGCGGACGAGTTCTGCCGCAGATGGGAGGCGAAAGGAACCGGCTGGATGGCGGAACAAGGACCAAGCAAAATTCCTGGCTGCGTGAACGTGGCGGTTTGGTACGGCTCAAGCACCTACGACACAGAGCAGATGTCACGGCTGATTGACCAGATCGTTGCCGATTGCCGAGAAGCTGGAATCGAGACTATGACACCGCAGGAGTTGGATGCGCTAAAATCCCGCTGGGGCGAAGCTCAGCCGCTGGGAGGTGATAAAGGTGACTGATGAAAGACGGTGTTTCCTGTGCGGCAGAAATGGCGCAAGTGACCCGCTGGAGCGGCACCATATCTTCGGCGGTGCGTACCGAAACAAGAGCGAGAAATACGGCCTTGTGGTGTATCTCTGCGGCGAACGATGCCACAGGAACGGTGGAAACGCTGTACACCGAAACGGGAATCAAATGCGTCTGCTTCGCCGATACGGCCAGTTAAAGGCCATGCAGGAACAGAGATGGACGGAAGATGACTTCCGCCGTGAATTTGGAAAAAGCTATTTGTAAGGAGGAAAACGATGGTAAACAGAACGATTTTGCAGGGGCGGCTTTGCTCTGACCCCGAATTGCGCCGCACCAACAGCGGAACAGCGGTGTGCAGTTTCCGTGTGGCATGGAGCGAGAAGGTAAAGGACAGAGAAACGAAGCTGTTTCTCTCCTGCGTGGCATGGCAGAGCACGGCAGAGATGATTTGCAAGCACTTTGCTAAGGGCAAGGAGATCGTCGTGGAGGGCAAACTTTCCAGCCGGGAATACGAGGATAACAGCGGCAACAAGCGCACGGTGGTGGAGCTGACGGCGGACCGGGTACATTTCAGCGGCAGCAAGGACGGCGCACCACAGAAGCCCGCACAGACATTCGAGGAGATTTCCGAGGACGACGGCGATTTGCCGTTTTAAGGCGGTGCGCCGATGCCGAACAGAATCATACGCGAGAGCATCTGCACCAGCGACAGCATAGATGGGCTTTCGTGGTTCGAGGAGGTCTTGTTCTATCGGCTGATTGTTTCTTGCGATGATTTCGGACGCTATGACGGACGGGCCGCGATTATCAAAAACAGGCTATTCCCTTTGAAAGAAAATCTTACTCTGAAAACTGTAGAAAACGCCCTTCATGGACTGGCGAGTGCTGGATTGGTTGCCCTTTATACTTCACAGGGCAAGCGCTTCCTCTACCTACCAACATGGGGTAAGTATCAGAACCAGAGAGCAAAGGAAAGCAAATATCCTGAGCCTGTAGAGCCTACGCAAGCAGATGAAATCATTTGCAAACAAATGAATGCAGATGTTCCCGTATTCGAGAATCGAGAATCGGGAATCGATATACGAGAATCGAGAAGCGAGAATAATGCGCGCGAGGCGCGCTTCTCTCCGCCTTCTTTGGCCGAAGTTCAGGCTTATATCTCCGAACGGGGGTCTGCGGTTGACGCACAGCAGTTCGTAGATTTCTACGCCAGCAAGGGATGGATGGTGGGCAAAAACCGCATGAAGGACTGGCAGGCCGCCGTCAGAACCTGGGAGCAGCGCAGAAAGGAGGAAGCCGGTGAACAGCCAACAAAGCAAGAATACCATGTCGGGACATGGCTGTGACATTTGCGGCGGGCTTGGCTACACCGTCCGGCGCACGGAAAGCGGAGAGCTGGTGAGCAGAACCTGCAAATGCGAGATCATCCGCCGAAGCAGGATGCGCATGGAGCGTTCTGGGCTGGCCGGTCTGCTGGACAGTTGCACATTCGGGACATTCCAAACGCGGGAGTATTGGCAACAGGCCGCAAAGCAGGCGGCGGAGAAGTATTTGACCGACTGGAAAGGCAAGTGGTTTTTCATCGGCGGCTCTCCCGGCACTGGGAAAACACACCTGTGTACGGCGATTTGCGCCAAGCTGATGGACGGAGGAATCCCAGTGCGGTATGTGCAATGGCGGGGAGATATTCCGGCAATCAAGGCAAAGACCAACGATGCCGAAGCATACGCCGAAGCCATGCAGCCGCTGAAAACCGTCCGTGCGCTGTATATCGACGATTTTCTCAAGGGGAGCGTAACGGATGCCGACAAAAACATCGCCTTTGACCTGCTGAATGCCAGGTATATCAACCCGGATGCAATCACGATCATCTCCACGGAGCTGACCATTGACCGCATTTTGAGCTGGGACGAGGCAATCGGGAGCAGGATCAACCAGAGGGCGAAGGATTATATGCTGAACATCGGGAAAAAGCAGAATTGGAGGCTGAAATGACCACATTACGCATGATTCCCGGCATTACATACACCCGGAAAAACCTTGAAGCATTGACCGGTATGCCGGACAGAGAGAACCGCCGGATGATACGGGAGCAGAGGCGGCAGGGTGTGCCTATCGTTGCCATGAAAGACGGCGGCTACAAGCTGGCGGAAACGGAGGAAGAAAAGCAAGCCTTACTTTCCATGTACCGCAAGCGGGCATTGGACGAGCTGGGGACATACCGACGCCTTGAAAAGGCCATGCAGGTTGACGGGCAGATGGAGATGGGAGACGGAAATGGCTGAACTGCACTTTACCATACCCCTGCCACCTGTGACGAAGAAAAACAGCCAGCGCATTATGCACAGCAGCAAGACAGGGAAATCGTTTATCATGCCGTCGCAGAAGTACATCGACTACGAGGCAAAAGCTGTGTGGTACTGCAAAAAGGCTGGTGTGCATGAGCCGATCGATTATCCAGTGGAGGTTAAATGCCTGTTTTATATGCCCACCAAGCGGCGAGTGGATTTAACCAATCTGCTGGAAGCTGTTGACGATGTGATGGTCAAGGCGCGTGTGCTGCTGGACGATCACTGCGGCATTATCGTCAGTCATGACGAAAGCCGGGTGCTGTACGACAAGGAGACCCCACGGACGGAGGTGAGCATAACCGCCTATGAATGATTTTGACTATGACATCGTGCAGAAAAAGCGTGTTGCAAGAGGTGCGTTTGCCCATGTAAACCGTAAGCGTGGGAAATGCAGATTGCCCAGTGACTATCTCACTGCGGCGCAGAAAAAGGAGATGAACGGAGCGGTGAAAACTTACAACATCACGCGGCCTATGCCGTTGGATGAATTCAAGGGAATGCCGGACGATCTGCAGCGAGAATACCCGCGGAATATGCAGAGTTGTGGAGCGGCAGCTACATACCTTGCAGACGAGATGGGCTGTTGCAGCGCCACCATCAGAGAATATGGAGAAAAGCTGGGCGTGCCGTTTGTGCGAGGTGGTCGGAACCTTGACTTGTGGCAAAAGAAACTATCGGAGTGGCACACAGCCGAAGTGACGGCAGCAGAAACGCCGGAGAAGCAGACCGACGAAATTGCCCCACCCGCAAGGGGTGCAGAGCTGCTGCACGCACGGCTCACTATCCGGGGAGACCGGGAAAGCGTTTTGCAAAATCTACGCCTGCTTATGCCGAATGAATGTGAAGTCACGGTTGAGTGGTGAGAGGAGGAGAAAACTTGTGAAGGAGCATATTACCACTGGAGGGAAAACGCTTTGCTGGACTTGTAGAAAAGCGTATGGAAAATGCTCATGGACAGAAGTAGACTACACAAAAAAGGGCTGGCCTATACGCTTTGAGCCGGTAAAGGGATGGAATGCAATTCCGACCAAAAACGAAAAATACACATCGTTTTTGGTGGTAAGTTGCCCAAAGTACGATCCTGATGATAGAAAGGAGGATACACATGACGGCAGATTTTGCGGGTATGGGGAAGCGCCTGCGGGAGGCGAGGGAGAAGGAACTTATGTCGCAGAATGATTTGGCTTTGGAATCTGGTGTAGCACCATCGACAATCAGCTATATTGAGTGTGGACACAGCACCGCATCGGTGTGGGTGCTGGCACATATCTGTGATGCGCTTGGGGTATCTATGCAATGGATGGTATACGGGAGAGGAAGAAAATGAGCAGAAAGAGCATATTTACAGTTGCCGGAGGTGCGGCCCTTGGTCTGCTGTTTGCCGCCGGGATATTGTGGGTGGAGCTACTTGCCGCAGAAGCGGAATATGTGGAGGAGCAAGAACCCGTTTCCCCGCCGGTGGCGGAAGTAATCCGCCAAGAAACGCCGCAGGAAGCCGCCTACACGAACGAAAGCACCATGACCGTGACAGCATACTGCCCATGCGAAAAATGCTGTGGAGCGTATTCAAACGGCTATACAGCCACAGGAGCGAAAGCCACACAGGGCGTGACCATCGCAACGGACCCGGATGTTATCCCGATGGGTACGGAGGTTGAGATTGATGGGCATATCTACATAGCGCAGGATGTGGGAGGAGCAATCAGCGGAAACCGCATTGACCTGTACTTTGATAGCCACGAGGACGCCCTGCAGTGGGGTGTCCAGGAAAAGATCGTGAGGTGGAGCGAATGAATCAAATCGCGCTGAACGTAGACTGCATGGAGTATATGCAGGCGCTACCGGATAAAGCATTTGATCTTGCCATTGTTGACCCACCGTATGGAATTAGCATTCATGATAGTGGCCGATTGAAAAAATACAATGCCACTGAAACAAGATGGGACGATGCGACTCCGGGTGATGTGTATTTTAGCGAATTAAAAAGATGCAGCAAAAACCAAATAATATGGGGGGGAAATTATTACGATCTTCCGCCTTGTAGGGGATTTGTTATTTGGGACAAAAAGCAACCGGAAGATATTTCTTTTGCATCTTGCGAATTTGCATGGACTTCTTTCGATACATCTGCGAGAACTTTTTATTACTCGCCGTTGCAAGAAAAGGGGCAAAGAATACATCCAACGCAAAAGCCCGTGGCATTGTACGAGTGGCTGCTGATGAAGTACGCCAAAGAAGGCTGGCGCATACTGGATACACACTTGGGCAGTGGAAGCAGCAGGATAGCGGCTTACAACCTCGGCTTTGAGTTTGTGGGGTGCGAGATCGAACCGACATATTTCCAACTGCAAGAACAGCGGTTTGCGGATCATACGGCGCAAGAAAGGATGTGGTAGGAATGAAAAGCCCCTGTGTGAAGGATTGCCCGGACAGGCTCCCATGCGGGGCCTGCCGGAAGAGCTGCGAGGCGTTCCGGGCGTATGAGGCCCAGCGGCTGGAGGAAAAGCCCTGGGTGGATCAAGCCAACACCGCCGCCCGGGAGCGCTATGTGCGGCATAGCGCAAGGTTTGCAAAGGCCGGGAAAAGACATATGAGATAGGAGGTTGACAATATGGATGCTGTGAAGTTTATTGAGGAGCGGAACAGAATGTGCGGCACCATGAGTGAGGTGTGGGGCGTTGATGCGGCGCAAATTGTGAAGAACACCGAGGAATGGTCTGCTGCACACCCGCGTAAGACCAGACAGAGCGTGTTTCTGGAGCAATACCCGGAGGCGAGAATTGGAAATCATGGCGTGCTGCTGGTATGCCCCTGCCCAATTTCTGCATCGCACAGGAACGCAGGTGGCGGCTGCGCAACCATTGGTCGCAGATGCGACGACTGTCGTAAAGAATATTGGATGCAGGAGGTGGAGTGATGGAACGACTGACGAAGCGCGACACCGATGGACAGGCAATGATGGACTGCCAGAAGTGCGAAGCGGATTGGATGGGTAAGCATGGTAAGCCGATGGCTGACTGCACTGCACTGTATTGCCGCAATCGTTTGTTAGACCGGCTGGTGAAATACGAGGACACGTGGATGGAACCAGAGGAAATCACGGCAATGCAGCACACATTGGATGAGTACCACAAGGTAGCTGACCCATTGCTAAGGGCACAGGCTGACGGGCGGTTGGTAGTGCTGCCATTTACCAGGGGGCGCACTTTGCTATGCGAGGAAAACATCGACAGCCCGCGACTTATGAAGGATGTAGATCTTGCAATTCGCTATTGCAGCAGTTGCGGAATTGTGTTTCACATGGGTTACAATGTGTTCTGTGATCTGGTGAAACATGGGAGAATTACTGCGGTAAGCGAGGAGGCGGAGAAAGCATTGGAGGCGATGAATAATGGCTGAATATCATGTTGGATGCGGCGCATTTGGGATTTACGCGGGTACACTAAACAGTAAGAACAAGAACCTATGGCAGAACAAAACGGAGTGCACCGATGAAGCCTTATGTGCTGTGCGCGACTATTTAATACAGGAATGTCTTGGTGGTCTGCACGGTGACAAGTCCTCTGGCGGCTATGAGTGGACGTTAAAAGACGGGAGAGTTGCCAAACTGCTTGTGGCGATTGAGAACGGAGGTGACAACGATGCCTGATTGTAAGGCGTGTGGAAAGTGGTTTGCTACAATGGAGCAGTGCGAGTTGTGCCCGACTTGCGAAAGAGCGTTAGAACGACTGCGCAACTACGCTGCCCCGGTGGTGCACGGGCGGTGGGAATACATCCAGCAAACGCTTAACACGCTCAGTCAGCTTAGGTGTTCGTTTTGTGGGTGGTGGTCTCTTGACCCGTCTATTGATGGTGCCTACAACTACTGCCCCAACTGCGGGGCAAAGATGGACGGAGGTGACGGCGATGCGGCTGATTGATGCGGATGCGCTCCCAAAACTGTTAGATGCCGAATATAAACAAACGATGAAACTGATATGGGAAGGGGAAAAGCACCTTGACAATTTAGCAGAGGGGTTTACGGAGGCCTCCCACATAGCGAAATATATTGCCCCCACCGTTGACGCTGTGCCGGTGGTGCGGTGCAAGGACTGCAAGTACAGTTGCAAAGATGGAAATGGACGTTCCTGCGAAGGCTATTGGTATGAGCTGAGCGAGTACGATGTCACAGTAAAGGACGATGACTTTTGCAGCTACGGAGAAGGGAAGGACTATGATTAAAGACAGCGGAGAAAGAACAAAGTTTCCAAGCGGAGCACTCCGGGATATGCACACGGGCAAGGGACGGATGGATTTGCTCCCTTGGTTGGCTATCATGGAAGTGTCGAAGCACTGCGAGGCGGGTGCTTTGAAATACGGGGAGCATAATGTCGATAAAGGAATCCCAACCCACAGTCTGTTAGATTCCGCCATTCGCCACGCAGCAAAATATTTGGCGGGCTATGTAGATGAGCCGCACCTTGTAGCTGCGGCGTGGAACCTACTGTGGGCGATCGAGATGGAGATTGTCCATCCTGAATGCGTGGACACTCCGTGGAGGGCAGCCGATGGCGAATAAAGACGCAATGCTGGAAGCCTTGGAGGAAATCGAGAACGGTATGTGCCGCATTAAGGAGCGACGGAGCATTTGGCAGAATAGCCTTGTATATGCACTCTGCCAAGCTGTGCGGCTGCTTCTGATGGACAAGATCAAGGAGGGACGGAAATGAGAATTGACGGCAAAACCCTGCCCAACAACCCCATGAAAGCGTACCAGCAGGGAAAGCTGATAGGGACAAAGCAGAATATGGATTTGGTATCCGAAGTGCTGCTTACAAAGTTTGGATTCCATGTGCTGGAGGAAACGCCGGACAGTCACGACACCATGAGCATTGAGTATCTGCAAAAGTGCCTTGTGAAGCTGGTGAATGCAAAGAACAGCGGCTATGTGACCAAGAAAGACATTGCGGACGCTCTGCGGAGCGACTACAAACTAATCAACAACGCAGAGTGAGGAGGCGGGCATGAGCAGAAAACAAACACTGCCGTATGATGTGCGGCTTGAGTGCATCGCCTATGTCAGAGGTTATCCACGGAGAGTACAGGCATACAACGATGAACGGAGCGAGATACTGAGCGGCGGAAGCAGTGCAACGGAGGGAATGCCCCACTCTCCAGGCATTGGTAGGCCGTCCGAAAGCAAGGCGGAGCAGCTTGCCGCCATAGAAAACTGGCCGGAAACCAAGAAAATGCGGGCAGTGGAATACGCCATAGATCGATGTGGGCGGGATTTGGAGAGTGAGAGCGTCCGAAAGCAGCTTACACAGGGGATCATGCGCAACTGTCAGGGCAAGCACAAGTATTCTCGAAGTAGGATCATCGTGCCGGGGATAAGCGAGCGGACATTCAGCAGGAGAAAAGAGCAGTTTTTGCTTGACATAGCCATATATTGTGGTTTTGCAGAGAAAGTTGGCACAAATTCCACCTAATGATGTGCTACAATAGGTACAGTGGATGATAAGGCATAGCCATCCACCCGTCTTTCCACTCAACCCGTTTCCTCCATCTTATGCGCCGCCGGTATTGGGCGCACCTTCTGGCACCGAAAGGTCATACCGGCACAAACAGCCTGTAGGGAAACCTATAGGCTGTTGTTATATGCCGTGCGCTCGTTGCACCCCACGATCAGGGGCGGGAGGTCGCACCTCCCACACGGCACCTATATATGCAGGCGTAGCTCAGTCGGATAGAGCGGAGCAAGGCAAATGTCGGGTTTCTGTCGCTGGTTCGAGTCCAGCCGCTTGCACAAGAGGCCGGGTAGCACCCGGACACTGTGAGACCGTTCGTCGTGGCTCACATGGAAATGACAATGCTCGCTGAAAACTGCGCGTGAGGATGCGTCCTCCTTGCCATGACCGAACAGCGGCGCTTGAGATGCTTGCGGGGCCTCAAGCGGGCATGAGCGTGTGACAATCTAAGCGGGAAGACGGCCAATATGCGGCATAGGTGCCCCGTAAGGGGAGACCACAGCGAGTGACGGGGACTTTCCCCGAAGCGCTAAAGCAGGGCAGGACTGCAATGCCGTACCATCCCGGCCAGCGGGCGAGGAAGCGTAAAAAGCTAAGTATCAGGCGGCTGGTATAATTGCCAAGTTCCTGATGGCTGGTAGGAAGACGTAGCGCAGCCGGGAGCCGATAAAAAAGATCTTGCGTACCACGTTTGGCTCGGGGAGAGCCGGACACGCAAGATGTGTATGCCCGTTAGGGCGGGTAAAGTCTGCTATGTAAGGCCAAGGGGTGGGGGCTGGTAGCAAAACAGGAGGAAAGCATGGAAATCACAAAACGGCGGCTTGCAGATATTGTGCCGTATGCCGCAAACGCAAAAAGCATGATAAGAGGCAAATCAACAATGTTGCGGAGAGCATCAAGCAATACGGATTTGTGCAGCCGATTGTGATTGACCGTGACGGTGTGATCATAATCGGTCACTGCCGCGCTCTGGCGGCGAGAAAGCTGACTGCGAGAAAGGAGGGCGCGTATGGCAAGGCCAAGAAAGGAAATAGATCAGAAGCAGTTCGAGAACCTCTGCGGCCTGCAATGCACGCTTGAGGAAATCTGCGGCTGGTTTGATGTATGCTCGGACACATTGGAAACATGGTGCAAACGAACCTATAAGAGAAGTTTTTCGGAAGTTTTTGCGCAAAAGCGAGGAGCGGGGAAAATTTCACTGCGTCGGAGCCAGTGGCAGCTTGCGGCAAAGAACGCAAGCATGGCGATTTGGCTGGGGAAACAGTACCTTGGGCAGCGCGATATTGTGGAGCTGGGTTTACCGACTGACAACACGCAGGATGACGCATTGAGTGTGAGCCTGCGTGAAATGGCAAAGGAGCTTGAGAGCGATGATTAAGATTTACGGTTGCAGCGATGACCTTGTGGAAATTTACGGTAGCGTTTATAAAGAAGACGAAATCGACTGTTTTGACCATGATGTTCGTATCCGTTTTTTTGATGGGACGATTATCCGTATTGGCTATCCCAAAAAGGACTTAGGCGGTTGGTGGATTGAGGTTGAAAAACAAGGGACGGCAAAACAGGCGTTGACATTATGTGATAACGAAGATGACGATATTTATAGTGACATCTTCGAAATTGACGCGGAGATTAAAAGCCATTCTGTGATTAAGCAGAAATATCCGGACAGACCATGATTAGCCACAAGCAGAAAAAAATCCTCGCATTTCCATACAGTTGCTATGATGCCTTGATCTGCGACGGCGCTGTGCGTTCTGGCAAGACCTCTATCATGATGTGGGCGTTCGTCCGCTGGGCGATGGAGAATTTCAGCGGTCAGCGCTTCGGCGTGTGTGGACGCACGGTGGACAGCTGCACCAAGAACATCATCGTGCCGTTCACGGCGATGAGTTTGGCAAAGGAGCGCTATATCATTCGATGGAGGCGCGGTGACAAGGTGATGGAAGTCCGGCGCGGTGCCGTAACGAATTACTTTGAAGTGTTCGGCGGCAAGGACGAGGCAAGCTATACGCTGATCCAGGGCCGCACGCTGGCGGGGGTGCTGCTGGACGAAGTGGTGCTGATGCCGCGCTCGTTTGTGGAACAGGCGCTTGCGCGTTGTTCCGTTGACGGTGCGCGGTTGTGGTTCTCCTGTAACCCAGGCAGTCCACATCACTGGTTCTATCAGGAGTGGATCAAGCGAAGCCGTGAGCGCAATGCACTGTATCTACACTTTGAAATGACGGACAACCCCGGCCTGAGCAAGCGCACCCTCGAACGGTACGAGAATATGTATGCCGGTATATTTTATGACCGGTATGTGCGCGGCCTGTGGGTAGCGGCAGAGGGCATCGTTTATAAGGACTTTGCCAACGATACAGAAAAGTATTTGATCGGAGACCCTTTGGAGTGGGCCAAGCAAAACGGCACCAGCTTCTCAATCATTTCAATTGGCGTTGACTTCGGTGGTACAAAGTCCGCAACGAAATTTCAAGCCACCGGGATCACAAAAGATTTCCGTGTTGTGGCATTGGAAGAAGAATACATCAAAAACGAAGAGATTGACCCGAATGCATTAAACCGGCGTTTTGCTACGTTCTGCCAGCTGATAACGTCAAAGTATGGTTACAGCCAGACACGAGCGGATAGTGCGGAAACGGTGCTAATTCGGGGGTTAGATCATACCGCGCAAAAAATGCACCTCGGGACGCAGGTCAAGAATGCAATGAAACTGCAAATCACAGATAGAATTAGGCTTGTGGTGCTGCTAATGAAACAGGGGCGTTTTAAGGTTTCGCGCAACTGCCCGCATCTGATCGATGCAATGCAAACCGCGATTTATGATCCTGATAAATTTGAGGACGAGCGCTTGGATGACGGCACGTCCGACATCGACAGCTTGGATGCTTTTGAGTACAGCATTGAGCCTTATTACAAAGACCTGGAACGTGCCGGTCACATGATGGGACGGTGAAATAGTGAATATTCGGAGAGCATTAAAGGATCTCGGGTTTGACACGGTCGACAATAAATTCTATTCCCTGATCGACCTGTGGAACGCGTGGTATAAGGGAAACGTTGAAGATTTCCACAGCTATACGGTGTGGAATGGGATTGAAGAGCTGGAGTGCCACCGGTATTCGGTGGGAATGGGAAAGAAAGTCTGCGAGGACTGGGCCAACCTCCTAATGAACGAGCGAGTCAACATCACGCTCGAAGGCAAACAGGAACAGGAATTTATCGATACTGTTTTTGCCGATAACAACTGGGAGGTCAAGGCTAACGAATCGCAGGAGCGCAAAGCGGCAGTAGGAACCGTTGCGTATGTGCCGGTGATGGAAGGCATGGGAATTAACCCAGATACGGCAGAAATCATTGACTCTGGCCGCATTCGCATCAACTACGTCAGCGCCTGGAACATCTACCCGCTTACGTGGGATAACGGCGTTATCCGCGAGTGTGCGTTCGCATCCACTCGGAAGGTCGATGACACAGAATATACTTACATCCAGGTGCACCGGCTGCGCAACGGCGAGTATGACATTGAGAACCATCTGTATGATGCGGAGGAAGTCCCGCTGGCCAGCGTGAAAGGGTTTGAGACAATTCCTCCGGTGATTCATACCGGCAGCGACAAGCCGCAGTTTGTAATTGACCGGCTGAACATTGCAAACTCTGACGAAAACAACCCGCTTGGCGTGGCTGCATTTGCCCACGCCATCGACCAGCTCAAGAGCGTTGACATCACCTATGATAGCTATGTGAACGAATTTGTGTTGGGCAAGAAGCGCATTGTGGTGCAGCCGGAGGCAACCCAGAGCATTGACGGTCGGCCAGTGTTTGATAAGCGTGAGACCGTTTATTATGTACTTCCGGAGGACAGAGGCGGCAACGGCAACATCTTGCAGCAGGTCGATATGTCGCTACGGACGGCGGAGTTTAACACCGGCATGCAAGATATGTTGAACATCCTGTCCAGCAAGTGCGGTTTTGGTGAGAACCATTACAAATTCAACCAGGGCAGCATCGCAACTGCCACGCAGGTCATCAGCGAAAACAGCACCATGTTCCGCACGATCAAAAAACATGAAATTGTGCTTGAACAGGCAATCACAGAGTTGTGCCGGAGCTTGCTCCGCATGGGAAATCGGTACATGGGCGCATCCCTCAATGAGGACGTCCAGATCTCCATTGACTTTGACGATTCCATCATTGAGGACAAGGGTCAGGACTTTAACCGTGACGTGCAGCTTCTTAACGCTGGAATCATGAACGATTGGGAGTTCCGCATGCGGTGGATGAACGAGGACGAGGCGACCGCAAAGGCAGCGCTTCCGAAGATGCAGGTCATGACGACCGAAGAAGAAACGGAGGTGGAGTGATGGGCGGTAGAGGCGGAGCGGGCGGCGGGCTTGGTAGAGCAACAAAAGAGCAACGCAGAATTATGGGGAATATGCGTGCGGCTATTTCCAAAGACGCACATAAATCCGCTCCAGAATTCAGAGTGCGCTCCGATGGCGTTGTGGAATATACATACACGGAAACGCGGAATTATGCCCGCGTCCACGGTGGGAAAATGCAATCTGAAGAAAAAAATGATACCGTGGAGCGGAAAACCGTATTTACTGGTACAATCGGCAAAGATGGTCTTTTGCGAAAAGGAGCATCAACAAAAGAAGAAAAAATAATTAAGCACGGCAGAGATCCGCGCAGGAGAAAATAATGGGCGGACGTGGCGCAAGCAGCGGTATCAGCGTAAGCGGCAAGCCTTACGGGAGCGAGTTTAGAACACTCGTCAAGGAAAGCAATATCAAGTTTGTCAAGGCGGTTGACGGCGCACAGAAAACGCCTATGGAAACAATGACCAAAGGGCGCGTTTATGTGACGCTAAACAAAAACGACAATATCAAGGCAATTACATATTACGATGCGGCAAATAAAAGGACAAAGCAGATAGACTTGGACAGGCCGCACGATAAAGTTTCCCCACATACCCATCACGGATATATCCACAGCGAGAACGACAGTGCGAAAGGGTATGCAAATCTGACAACCGAAGAAAAGAAAATGGTTGAGCGGGTCAAAAAAATATGGTATAATCGGCGTAGCAAGTAGTGGTGTAATGGCAGCACACTTTTTGATTGAGGGAGTTCCGGTTTGATTCCGGGCGCTTGCTATGCCGTAAGGTACAGAAATGTATCTTGCGGCATTTTTGTTTGCTGGGGGATTTATGATTAACTTTGAGAATCTGGACAAGTTCACATTTCCCGGCGTTGGCAAGTACGACATTCCGCAAATTGAGCCGGTTAAGGCGTATCCGCAGGGCGAATTTATCCCCGTGAATTACCATTACACGGCAAAAGACTCGGAAAGTAAAATCGTTCATTTCTTCGTGGACGATTACCAGTTTATCCGCCATTGGAACACGCCGGACAAGTACATCCCGAAGCTGTCCGAATTTGCGGCGGTGTGTGCGCCGGACTTCTCCATGTACACCGATATGCCGCTGGCGATGCAGATTTACAACCACTATCGCAAGCACTGGTTAGCGGCATACTGGCAGCTCCACGGCCTGACGGTGTATCCGACCATCGGTTGGAGCGACGAACGCAGCTATGATTGGTGCTTTGATGGTGAGCCGGTCGGCGGGATAGTTGCGGTTAGTTCGGTAGGCACACAGCAGAACAAGGAAAGCAAGCGTCTTTTTCTGCGCGGCTACGAGGAAATGATGAAGCGGCTATCGCCGGAATGGGTGATATTCTATGGCAAAGTGCCGGAGGAATGCGACTGGAATGTGATCCGCGTGAAGCCGCATTACGATGAAATTGTGAAACGGAGGAAAGCAAATGAAATATCCGTTTCAGCCGGAAATCCTTGATGCGCTGCCGGAAGAACTGGCAGAACTGTACCGTGGACTTGAGGACACGCTGCTGACGGAGATATGCTCTCGTCTAAAGCTGCGGGACGAGTTGAACGAGGTTACGGTGCAGGACATCAAGGCGCTGCGGGCGCACGGCATTGACCTCGAGGAAATCGAGAGAGCGATACGCAAGACTACGGGCATCAGTGAGCAGAAGCTCAAGAAGATACTGGACGATGTGGTAAAGCGCAACCAGCAGTATTATACTAGCGTCATCGACTTGGAACACATCACGCAGCCGGAAACGCTGGTAAGCATCGAGGACACCTGGGCCATATACCAGCAGACAAAGCGGGACTTGCGCAATATAACCCAATCAATGGGCTTTTTGGTGGACGCAGGGCGGACGATGCTCCCCCCTGCCAAAGCTTACCAATGGGCGCTTGATAACGCGGTGATGCAGGTGCAGAGCGGCGCTATCAACTACAAACAGGCCATCAAGACGGCCGTAAAGCAGCTTGCAGACAGCGGATTGAAAATAGTTGACTATGAAAGTGGCCATCGAGACCAAATCGATGTGGCGGCTCGGCGGGCGGTAATGACAGGCGTTTCCCAAATCTGCGCAAAATACACGGAGCAATCGGCAGAATATCTTGAAACACCATATTTCGAGGTTTCCGCCCATTCTGGCGCGCGTGATAAGCCGGGGCCGTCCCCGTGGTCAAGCCATAAGGACTGGCAAGGCAGGGTTTACAGTATTCGCGCAAATGACATTTACCCGAGCATCTACGAGGTGTGCGGACTGGGGGCCGTGGATGGTCTGGAAGGAGCCAACTGCCGCCACCGGCGCTTCCCCTGGGTCGAAGGTGTGTCTGAGCGCACCTATACCGATGAACAGCTTGCACATATTGATGATGGGCTTGGCTGCACATTTGATGGCAAGACCTACACCGCATATGAGGCCACACAGATGCAGCGACGCATAGAGCGTACCATACGAAAGCAAAAGCGTCTGAAAAACGCGTACAGCGTCGCGGGTCTGGAGGAAGATGCGACTGCGGCCAACATCAAACTGCGGCGATTAAACGCCAAATACAAGGCGTTCAGCGCGGCGGCGGGGCTGCCGGAGCAGCGGGAAAGGATGAAGGTGATGTATGAGAATTAAAGCAAGAAGTTACGAAGGAATTGTGCTTGAACTTGACAGAGAAGTGCGAGTGATGCGTGATTACACCCGCGAGATTGCATGCGTGATCGAGTATCGGGTTGTAATTCTGTGCGATGATGGCGCAAAAGTTGAGCTTACGGATGTAAACCCAAAAGAAATTGAGGTAGTCAATGAACCGTGATGAAATGATACAGGCTATCGAAGCCATCTTGAAGCGTGGCAACAACGCAGAGGTGCGACGAAAAGGCGATGGGTATATCGTCTTGGAGGTCAAAAAAACAATCCAATACACTTCCGCGTAATTGGGCGCGGGAAAGGGCAATAGGAGCCAAATGCTGAGGAATTCTCGGTGGTTGGCTCTTTTGTTTTAAGTAAAACCCGCGAAGCACAGCGGTTTTTATAAAAACTATCGTCCGCGAAGAAACGCGGCAAAAGAAAAGGAGATAGTGTCATGGCACTTACACGCAAACTTTTGAAGGGTATGGGTCTCACCGATGAGCAGGTAGATACCATCATCGAAGCGCATACCGACACTGTGGACGGCCTAAAGGCGGATGTGACCCGCTACAAGGCCGATGCGGAGAAGCTGCCCGGCATCCAGAAGCAGTTGGATGATCTCAAGGCGGCAGGTGACGGCGGTTATAAGGAGAAGTACGAGAAGGAACACTCGGCTTTTGAAGCCTTTAAGACCGACATCACAGAAAAGGAAAGCAAGGCGGCAAAGGAAAAGGCTGTCCGGGCTTACTTTGAGAGCAAAAACATCACCGGCGCAAATCTCGACCTTGCCATGCGCGGATGCGGCGAGGAAATGTCTACCTTGGAGCTGGACGGCGAGAAGATCAAGGACACCAAGAGCCTTGACGCTCTCGTAGACGGCACTTATAAGAGCCTTGTTTCTAAGCCTGCTGTCCGGCTGGACATGGGCGCACGGCTCAACGAGGGCGGCAAGCCTATGACAAAGGACGAGATTATGAAAATCACCGACAGAACAGAGCGGCGCGCTGCAATCGCCGCAAATATGGATTTGTTTAGAAAGGAAGAATAAAAATGGCTGTTGATCCTAAGCTGATTAAGAAGGAAGATCTTGCCCGTGTTCGCGAGATCGAGTTTACCGAAATGTTCGGCTATTCCATCAAGAAGTTGATGGAGGCTCTGGGCGTTACCCGCAAGATTGCCAAGCAGGCCGGTACTGTGCTCAAGAGCTACAAGGCTACCGGAACTCTGGAAGACGGCGCTGTGGCCGAGGGCGAGACCATCCCTCTGAGCAAGTACAAGACCGAGGCTGTGAACTACAAGGAGATCACCTTGAAGAAGTGGCGTAAGGCCACTTCTGCCGAGGCAATCACTGATCGCGGCTACGATCAGGCCGTCGAAATGACCACCGATGAAATGCTGAAGGATGTGCAAAAAGGTATCCGCAAGGATTTCTTCGGCTTCCTCGCAACCGGTACTGGCACGGCCAGCGGTGCTACCTTCCAGGCGACCTTGGCTCAGGCATGGGGCCAGCTGCAGGTGCTGTTCGAGGATGACGAGATCGGCGCAGTGTATTTCATGAACCCGCTGGATGTTGCGGACTATCTCGCAACTGCCAACATCACCCTGCAGACAGCTTTCGGCATGACCTATGTCGAGAACTTTCTCGGTCTGGGCACTGTGATTCTGAACTCCAGCGTCCCCAAGGGCAAGATTTACGCCACCGCCAAGGACAACATCGTCCTGTACTACATCCCTGTGAACGGCGCAGATCTGGGCGAGGTGTTCAACTTCACCACCGACGCCACCGGTTATATCGGTATCCATGAGGAACCCGATTACACCAACATGACCGCATCCGATACCGTTATCAACGGCATGGTGCTGTTCGCCGAGCGCATTGACGGCGTGGTTGTCGGCTCCATCACTCCGGCAGTGGGGGGCTAAGCGAACTGCTGAGTGAGCCTGACCCTGAAACTTCTTCTTTCTCCAACATGACAAAAGCCCAACTGCTTGATTATGCCAGGGGAAACGGGGTGGACGGGGTCAGCAGTTCAATGCGCAAGGCTGACATAATTGCAGTATTGGAAGGGAGCTGACCCGTATGACATACGCTGATTATACATACTACGCCGGAATCTATATGGGTTCTGTGAGCGAGGAAGATTTTCTGCGTCTGGCTGTTCGGGCCAGCTCCTTCCTCGATTACTACACCCAAAACCGGGCGAAAGACAACGCTGATATGGACGCTGTAAAGATGTGTTGCTGCGCATTGGTGGACAAGTATCAGTTGATCGAGACCGCACAGCAACTTGCCGCAACCAGGCTGACGGCGGCGCTTACCGGCGGTGACGTGAAAAGTGAAACGGTAGGCGGGTATTCTCGCACACTGACCAGCGGCGGGGAAAGCGCCGCTGCTGCATTGAGTGCCACGGACGGCGCAAGAAAATTGCTGGCGGAAACATGCATGGAATACCTTGCCCATACAGGGCTGCTGTATCGCGGAGGTGGTTGCAGATGTACGCTCCCCACACTGTAACGGTTTACAACGTCGTGCGTGAACCGGACCCTGCCACGCTAAAAGATGTCACAAACCTATATGTAACCGTGCTTGATGGCGTGTTCTGCGAGGCGTCAAAGGGAGTTAACGTGCGCAAAAGCGGGCTTGAAGGCGCCGACGCAGTAAACCTGTATATCCCATTTACGGTAAAAGCTGTGGATGGATTTAGCGGAAAGCCCAAGACATATACAGAGCCGCAAGCATTTTTTGCCTCAAGCGACAGGACGGGCCTATGGACGCTATCCACCACCGGCAACGGTGGCGATACATTTTTCGTCAAAGGCGAATTTGTAACGGACAACGAGGGCGTGGCATTGGCGCACGATAATTGCTGGAATGTGACTAAGGTTGACGCAAAAGACTTTGGCAGCGCAGATATGCAGCATTGGGAAGTGGGTGGTAAATAAGTGGCCGTTACCTTTGCGATGCATTTTGGCGGCATGGAGGCCATCAAGGACAAACTGGCTGAGAGCTGCACCCGCGCTGAAAGCATTGTTGGGCAGCAGGTCATAAAAGACACCGAGCCGTTTGTTCCTGCGCTTACAGGATCATTAACAATACGCACGAGGTTAGACGGCAACAAAATTATTTACCCCGGGCCTTATGCGCGGTTTTTGTACTACGGCAAAGTCATGGTTGATCCGCAAACCGGTAGCACCTTTGCGCCAAAGGGCGGGACGAAGGTCTTGACAAACCGAGACCTTGTATTTTACAAGGCGATGCACCCACAAGCACAGAGCCATTGGTTTGAGGCTTCCAAAGCGCAGAACCTGGATAAATGGATACGCATTGCAGAAAAGGCGGTGGAAAAATTTGGACAAAGTTAAAAAAACCGTATCGGCAGCGGAAGAGGACAAGGTATCTCGCAAACTGCTGGTTTGGCTGAACACATATCCGGATTTGCCGGTGGATTTGATTCGATTTGAGTCCCTGCCCGCCGACACCTCTGCAATGGCCATTTCGACCATCCAGGCGGCCTATATCGTTAAACGATATGTTTTAGGTGGCTACCAAGCGGAATACCAATTCAAAATCATTTACCGGGTTAAGCCGGGCAACAGCATGGACAAACGGCTGTCAGCGGATGAAATGTTAAACGCTATCGGAGATTGGGCGACCGGCAAGCGCCCCGACATTGGTGCCGGAAAACGCGTTGTAAGCCTGGAGGCTACTACACGATCCTCTTTGTTCGCCGTGTATGAAAACGGCGACGAAGATCATCAAATCTTAATGAAAATGAATTACGAGGTGAATACATAATGGCAGATTTGACTTTTACCACACCGGAAGGCCAGACCATTGACCGGGAACTGCTGATCGCATACCTCAACACGGGGACCAAGGAAAGCCCTGTTTGGAGCGCTATCGGCAAGCGGGTGGAGGACACCAGCGAGGAAATGGACTGGGGCCAGGAGAGCAAGCAGGATGTGCTGGGGAACACATTCACAACCATGAAAAAGCCCGTTATTACACAAACCTTTGACCCCATCCCCTTGGATGCTGGTGATGCAGCAGCCGTGAAGATGTGGAATTTGGCCGTAAAAGACCACGATGCGCAGGCGCTGGCCAACCAGGACATGATGATCGGGCATTTTTACGCCACCAGCGGCGATGCGAAGTTTGCCGAGCGCTATGATTCCTGCGCCATTGCCGTGACCTCCATCGGCGGTGAGGGCGGCGGTACCCTGAACATCGCAAGCGAGATCACATACGGCGGCAATCGCACCCTGGGCACTGTGAATAAGGGCAGCAGCGGCGCTATTGAATTTACCGCAGCCTAAGCAGATCGGGGCGGGTGCTTCTGCCCGCCCCACTATCGAAAACGGAGGACTCTATGAGCGAAAATATTATCAAAATTGATACCGGCGTAGTCACTAAAACTTTTTTGACTACCGACGGGAAAGAATGCGAATTTGCGTTTAACCCGCTGGATATGGGCCTGTCTCGCCGGCTTTTTTCCGCGTTTGAAAAACTCGACAAAATGAACGAGGGTTATAAGGACGAAGTGCAAAAAAACGCCGATAAAAAGGAAATTTTTGACATTGGCCAAAAGATGGACCTGGAAATGCGGGAGATCATCAACGGAGAAGTATTCGGATTTGATATCTGCACCCCGCTTTTTGGTGAGCTGAATCTTTACGCGCTGGCCAACGGATTCCCCATTTGGGCAAATTTGCTTTTTGCGCTGGTGGACGAAATGGATACTGCGTATGCCCGGGAGCAGAAGCTTACCAACCCGCGCATTAGCAAGTACACCAAGAAGTACCACAAATGAGATACAGCCTGCCAAAATCCGTGGAGCTGAGCGGGAAGCAATACGCCATTCGGTCTGATTACCGGGACATTTTGGACATTTTGGAAATGCTTTCTGATTCGGAGCTGGACAGCGCCGATAAGGCAGAGGCAGTGATGGAAATGTTTTACCCGGATTACGAGGATATCCCATACACGGAATACGAGAACGCGGTGCGGCAATGCATATCCTTTATAAATTGCGGCGAGGAAGAATGCCGGGATGAAAAGCGCCCCAAGCTCATGGATTGGCAGCAGGATTTCCCGATGATTGCAAGCCCCATAAATCGCGTGCTTGGCACGGAAATCCGCTCCATTGAATATCTGCACTGGTGGACATTTATAGCCGCATACCAAGAAATAGGTGATTGCACCTTTGCCCAAGTGGTAAGCATCCGAAAAAAGAAAACCAAAAATCAAAAGCTGGATAAATCCGATCAGGAATTTTACAAGCAGAATA